AAAAATTGTTAAACATATTCGCAATGGAACAATGACTAAAGTCTCACAAATGCCTAATATAACAGACAAAGAGCCTAAAGTTCCTTTGAATGCTGTTGTATTAGATAAGAAGAAAATGAAAGGCGGAGCAATAAATGAAGATAATAAACCATTAAAACCAGTTGCTAAAAAAGGGAGGCCTAAAAAGATAAAAACAGAATCGGAAATTAAAGCAGAAGAAAAAGCTTTAGCTGATAAATTGAAAAAGAAAGAAAGTAAATTAAAGCCTTATTATGGAATAGATGAAATTCCAAAAGGTTATCGTAGAGCGACCATGGTTGAAGCTAAACAGAAAGGAAAAATTAATTATTGGGGAGTCAAGAAAGTAGATAATAAAATTTTAACTGTAACAGAAGAAACTGACCCTAAGAAATTAAAAGAGAAAATAAGCAGATTAACTATTAAAGTTTCAGGATTTATGGGTAAAATTACAAGACTTAAGAAGGAACTCGCTATAGCTAAGAATAATAAAGATTCTTCTCTTATTAAATCTTTATTAAATCAAATAGACACTACAAAAACTGAAATATTAACTATATCCGATAAAATTAATGCAGTTAAAGCCAAATTAGCTAATAAAGGTACAGGATTTACACGTGAAAGTGATGATGATGCAGATAGTGATACGGACAATATAGTCGAATAATATTTATTTAAATAAAATATAAAACAATATAAAAAACTAAATATATAATTTTTTATAGTATAATGTCATTAACGGATGAACAAATAAACGGATTAGCAAAGAAAATGAATATTCCGATAGGAGGAGTATATTTTAAAGATGAATTAAAAAATATTGATTATAATAAATCATATTTTATAAATATGCAAGATTCAGTCGATGAAAAAGGACAAATGAATCCTGGAACACATTGGGTATTACTTCAAGTAAATAAAAGTCCTAATGGTAAAATTCAACCAATATATTTTGATTCATACGGAATAGCTCCTCCGACTGATATAAAAGAATTAGTTAAACGAGAAACCAAATTAATATTACCTCATACTAAAAAAGACATACAAAGTTTAATGAATAATGCATGCGGTTTTTATTGTTTAGCTATGGCTCATTTTATAAATGCTTCTAAATTTAGAACAGGAGATATATATAATGATGTAAACACATTTTTAGATATGTTTGACGACTTAAACCACAGCGTAGATTGGAAAAAGAATGAGTATATATTGCTTCATTTTTTCCGTTCAGAAGACCCTCAGCTAAGGAAAGCAATTGATAATATTAAACCAATAGACTCAATTAAAAATGAAAGCGAGAAGGGAGGTATAGATGCCTTTAAATTACCTGTGTCTGTTAAATATATTGAAAAATAATTATATATTAAACGGTATAAAAAAATAATTATATAATCTATTATATGAGTATTAAAATAAAAAAATCTGAGCCTATATTATCCGATAAACCTAAAAGAGTTTATCGTAAGCGTAAAGTAGATTTAATGGAAAGTAATCAAGTAATCGACCCTGCAAAAATGGATGAGAAAATAGATGAAATTGTAAATGAATTGGATATTAATAAGCCCTTAAGCATAGAATTAGAAAACAATAATATTTTAATTAGATATCCTCTATTAAACAATATAGAACATGGAGAACTCAAGAAAAAAATAATTGCTTTATTTAGCTAAAAAAAATTAATTTTACATATATATTTATTTAAAGAAATAAGTATATAATATTTTATAAAATGATGATTAAATATAATGATTCAGAACCCTCAAATTTTGAAGTAAAGGAAAATACAAAAATATTTTATATGTCTAATGTATCACTATATGAAGATAATTTTTTAGGAGTTAAGAAGGAAATAAAAAATATAAATATGCCGTATAATTTAGAATATTTTGTATTTCATGAAAGAGATTCAACTCAAAAAGACAAAGCGGGTAAATATGGAGATAAAAAGAAAGACAGACAAGAATATTTTACAAAGTATATTAATAAAGTAATTAGTAAATTTAAAATACCATTCAACTGTAAAATTTTATTTTATGGCATTTACAATTATCATGATAAATTTTACGAAATTAATTATTTTTCAGAAATTAAACCACAATTATATATTACAAAATGCGATTTTTTTGTAATGGATGATAATATTAAAAGTTTAATAAAGGATTTAAGCGTAGATATAGGCACTCAAGCATCATTAATTAAATTATATTGTAAAAGACGCTCGCCGTATATAATTTATAAAATCCATAATGATAAATTATTAATGAAAATTGTTCAAGATATCGCAATGCTTAAAACAAATATAGAAAGAGAAGAAAACATAATTAAAGCTAAAATGATATAAATAAAATATAAATGCCAGCAAAGAAAAAAACCAACGATGATGATATAATTAATTTTTACGAGCATATACCTAATAAATATAAAGATGATGCAGAAAACCCTAATTATGATGTACATAATATAAATTTACCTTTCCGTATGTGTATTGTAGCCCCTTCAGGTTCAGGAAAAACAAATTTTTTAATGAATATATTAAAAGTATTTAGTCAAGGAAAGGGAACATTCATAAGCGTAGATATCATAACGGCAAACAAAGATGAACCGCTTTATAAATGGTTAGAAACTGAGTATAAAGGATTTACAATTAAAGAAGGATTAATTAATACTCCATCGTTAGATGATTTTGATAAACAATATAATCATTTAGTCGTATGGGATGACTTAGTATTAGAAAAAAATCAAAAAGTAATTGAAAATTATTATTTACGAGCAAGAAAGCAAAATGTAAGCGTTATTTATCTTTCTCAGTCATACTATGATATACCGAAATTTATTCGTAAGAATTGCAACTATTTAGTTTTATTGAATCTTAACGGCTCTAAAAGAGAACTAACCGCTATTTTAAATGAAGCATGTACAAATATTAATAAAGAAACGCTTTTAAATATATATAGAGATGCTACAAGTGAAAATTTAAGGCCTTTAATAATTACACTTGGTAAAGTTGAGGATGAAAAGAAGTACAGGAAATCGTGGAAAGGTTATTATTCCCTTAAGGAATGGTATAAACCTGACAAAAGACCTTCTAAAAAATATGAAGAATCTGAAAGCGATTAAATATTTTAATATAAAATTAAGTATATACTTAATTTTATAATGGAAATTGAAAAACAATTGAGAATTTCACGCCCTAATTTATCCGATTCATCTATAAAAACATATACAAGCTTATTACAAACAGTTTATAATAATATTTTTAAAAAAGATAAAATAAATATGACTGATTTTAAAAATATTGATAAAATATTAAATCATCTAAAAAATATTAAACCAGTAACACGCAAAACAATTTTAAGCGCTTTATATGTATTAACAAAGAATGATGATTATAAAATTAATATGTTAGAAGATATAAAGGAAAATGACATAATTCAAGAGAAACAGGAAAAAACTGAAACACAAAAAAATAATTGGTTAGAAACTGATAAACTAAATGAAACATTAGAAGAACTCAAAAAAAAAGCTCTATATGCATATAAAAGTAAGGATTACCAAACAATACAACAATATATTTTAATAGCATTGTTAAGCGGAAAATATATTCCACCAAGACGGGCAAAGGATTATACAGAATTTAAAATTAAAAATATAACTGCAAATGATAACTATATTAAAGGGAATAAATTATATTTCAATAATTATAAAGGTTCAGATAAAAAAGGGACTCAAATAATCGAAATACCATTAGAACTTAAACGCATATTAACTAAATGGATTAAACTAAATCCTACTGATTACTTATTTTTTGATACTCATAATAATAAATTATCAAATGTTACATTGAACCAAAGACTAAATAAAATATTTGGTTCAAAAATATCCGTAAATGCTATGAGACATACATTTTTAACGGATAAACATAAAGACACTGTTAAAAATATAGATGAGTTAAAAAAAGATATGCATTCTATGGGTTCTAGTATTTTACAATCTAAAGTATATATAAAGAATGATAAATGATAAATAAAATAGTCTAATGATTTTTCTAAAAAACTAAAAAAAATATAAAAAAAAAAAATAAATGATTGTATCAAAAATTAAAAAATAAATATATATACAATATACCATATATAAAAAATAAAAAATATAATTTTATATATGGATACTAGATTAAATTCAATTTTCAATGAAACATGGTACAAATATGATGATAAAATAATTATAAAATGTAGTATAACATCTAATGAATTAAGTTTATTAATAGACAAATTTTTTTATAATGATAATATAGTAGAAGTTGAAATTTATAGATTAAAATTAAGTATAGGTGAAAATGAAAATTGGAACTATCGCCTTAAAAAAATTTTTATTTGGAATATTGAACCTAATATAAATTTACCTATACAAAAATATTACATTATGCTTTATAATCATTTAATATATAATATGTGTAGTCCCTTTAATTGTAAAATCGAATATGGCGAATATGTAGGAAAAAAATTCGTGGATATAACAATTAATGATAAAATCTTTTATTGCTTTTCTGATGCATTGAAACAACTAAATAATTAATCAAATGAATTTTCTAAAAAAATGAAAAAAAATATAAAAAAAAAAATAAATGATTGTATCAGAAATTAAAAAAAAATATATATACCATAAGTATAATAAAAAAAAATATATATTAGAAAAAATAATTTTTTTTTTGTCTCCTGTACTACCCCCTTGGAATATATATGTATAAATTTTTATATGGTCTGTTATGGTCTATATAAAAAATATTCCTATAGAGCATATATGGTCTTGCGAAAAATAAATAAATTTTCAAAAATAAAAATAAATAAATTTTTTAAAAAAATGGTTTAAAGAATTGAGTATATTATATATTAGAATATGACACACCAAAAAACCTCCAAAAAAGTAATGAATATTAACGATTTAGGGGATAATTGGCTAACTCTACATAAAATGACGACAAGTCAATTTAACGGCTTAGAAATTGATAATAAAATCGACTATATATTAATTAGACGTTTGAAGTTTGATTCTAAATTAGACAATATATCCCCATTTATTAAAAAAATATATATTCAATCAGTTAAATTTGATGATTATTATTACAATGAACAAACATTCGATAATGAAGATTTCAACGTCTTTAAAAACAATAAAGAAAATTTATTAATCGCAAAGAGTTATAATTTCTTCGAGCGAAGATATCAGCCATTTTTTAGAAAATTTATTAAATGTCCCTTTGATGTCCAAGTAAAACATTATCAAGAAAGTTTTACATTTTATCATGCAGGTAAAAGAGATTATTTTAATGATAGAATAAAAGATAATGAGGAAGACGCTATAACAATAAAGCGAGAAGAGATAAGCGGAGGAATATTTAAATTAATTTATGACCAAATAAAAAATGAAATGTCTATTGAATAGACTTCTTATAATGATTGATACTTTTTTATACTTATAAATAGAA